TATTCGGGAGGTGATACGTATGGCAACGAAAAGCATTCTTAAAGATGTCTCTATTAAAGAACAGCGTCTTGCTCATACATTTTTGGAGGCAATGGATAATGCTAAAAACATGAGGTTTGAGCAGGCGCAGATCAGCAGAAAATGTTCAGAACTAACAGGAGATAAAATCAAAGAATTCTTTGATATACAATAACTATGGCAGAGTTTGTTCAAATTAAACTAAACGATATGATATCTAAACTGGGAGAGAATGAAGTAAAATCTATTCTCTCCTCTTTTGTGTGCCCTGTTAATAAAGATGTGGAGACATTTATAAAATATAAAGCCATTGAATTTTCAAAACAATATCTATCACGTACAACTTTAGTATATTGGAAATCGGATGACGAAAGAGAAAAGTGCTGGGTCGGCTATTATACCATAGCATCAAAGCATATTCGGGTATCGAAAGATTCCATCAGCAATACAACCGCAAAACGAATGGGAAACCACGGTTCTTTTAATCCAGCTACAAAGGAATACATAGTCCCAGCCCCATTAATAGCGCAACTCGGTAAAAACTTTGCAGATGGAAATAATTATTTAATTTCAGGATCTGATTTACTTCAAATGGCAACTACTAAAGTTAGAGAAATTCAGAATGAAATTGGTGGCAGATTCGTATATTTAGAATGTGAAGAAAAATGTAAACTACTAGATTTTTACAAAGCAAATGGCTTTACTGTTTTTGGGAAAAGAATATTGGACAGAGACGAAACAGATTTGGATGGAGAATATTTAATCCAATTATTGAAATATTTAAAATAAAAAGCAATTAGGCGGCCCAAGCGGACCGCCCTCTTTTTGTATCTATCATTAGCAATCGCAGTTATCATTCCTACAAAAAGCATTATTACAGCCATCTCTAAATCCTGCCTCATAAGCTTCTTTTCTTTCTCTGGCACATGGATCAAAACACCAATCATTACAGTTACTACAGCTGCAATTGCAATGATTACAGCAATGATTGAAGCAGTGATTGTTGCATACGCATCTGCAACAATTATTACAGCAATTATTTCTACAACCACACCAGTTACCACAGAAACATCTACATATATTACACATGATTTATTTCCCCTTTTTGTATATAATAAATTATAGTTTATTATATGCAAAGAGAGGACAACGGTGACAAGTATGACTATTCCACCCGCTGTACCTCAAGATTGCCCTGTGCAAGATTGTTCGTTACCATCAGCGCTCCATACGTCGCCATATCCGCTTTGGACGGATTAAGCATGTACGCAAGGCCACCAATGACCGCATACCCCGTGACCATATTCCCGGCATCGTCCACGTAAAACCACTTATTCTTATATTTTACCCAGCGCGCTTTCTGGAGTTCGCCATTAACCGTAAAGTGCCAGTTCCCTGCGCCGTCCTCGAAACTCTTCACCTCGTCCACCTGGCCGCGAATCCGCAGGCAGAAGTCCGTCCATAACTCCGGGCTGTCCATCATCTTGCGCGGACACCACTTCCGCTTGGCGTCGTAATGCCGGATCACCCGATCGGCAGGGATCCCCGTCTCTTGAATCAGGTGCCGTACCAGATCCACGCAGTTAAGCCGCGCCTTGTCGTAGCTGCTGTCCGGATTAACACAGATCTCGATATTGATTGTATTGTTGTTATTGACTCCGGCCACCAGCGGTGTGCCATACTGTTTACCGACGGCCCATGCTCCGTCCGTATGGTTGAGTGTCTGGCAGATTGCTACATCATCAACGTAATAATGGACCGATGTAGCCAAATTGCCATTATTATGCGCCCTGGAATGAGCGGCAGCCCCGGCGCCACGGTTAAAATTGTCAGTCTCGTGGATCACGATATACTTTGGGTAATTCTGGCTTGCGTAGCAATTGATTTGTTTGATCTGTTTCGTAATAGGTAACATAATCGTCCTCCTTAAATATGAAAAGGCCCAGGATCTCTCCCAGGCCCATAAAAAGGTTGTGATATTACAACTTTTTGCGATCTCGCAACAGCTTATTTCGTCAACTGCTTGTACACCTGGTCCGCACCAGTCGCAGCAAGTCCGGAGACGATGCCGATTGCTATTGCTGTAATAATGTCAGTGGCCGGATATCCAGGCATATAATACATACCCACAACGCCCAGGACCGCTCCAATAACACCACAGATCACCGGCAGCCACTTATTGTCCACCTCTGTAGCTTTGACGGCCATAGCGGCCAGATAGCAGATTACTGTAATTCCTGCAACACTCGCAATTCCAAAATCCATAATTAATCCTCCCTTTCCAGATCCCCAATCCTGTGATTGACGACCTTGATCTGCTCCTGCATAACCGCCTGAGCTTCCTCTAATTTAAAGGTCCGCTCAATAACCGTGTTATGCTTGTCCACTTTTTTCTCCAGCTGCTCCAGCCGGTAGGCGGTCAGCTTCGCCGACGCAAACACGCCGGCGAATGTACCGATTGCACTGCCTCCTAACCCGATCAGAGCCACCATTATCTCTGTAGGCATATGTAAGCCCTCCTGTCAGTTATTATTCTACCGGCACTTCCGGCTCTGCCGGGATCTCCGGCTCAGGCTCAACCGGCGGCGCATATACCGTCTCAGCCAGCAGGGCAAGTTCGGTCATCTGCTCTGCGTCGATCATGTTAAACGCAAAGTAAACGCCCAGTTTGTCCGTGGCCTCTTTCTGTGTTGCATAATACTTTTTTGTAATTAAACTCTCCATCAACGTGTAAATCACTGTGTTACTCATAATCATACCTCCTGTAAAAGTTTGGTTGTCTGGTTATCTACAATAGCCGCCTGCGTCGCTGTCGGCAGGGCTGCTACTATTGCTGCTATCTGGTTGTCAGTGTACTCTTTGGCCGCCTCCTGGCACTGCTCCAGCGCCTTGTGGGTGTCCTTGACGTAATCCAGTGTCACCGTGGGAGTCAGTCCGCCCGCGGTGATCGTCAAGTGCGTTGTGCCTGCGTAGGTGGTCAGGGCGTTGAGGGCCTGCTGAGTGGCGGAGGGGAGGGGTTCAAATTTCGTTGAGCCGATAATCGCGTAGTAGAATTCCAGTCCGCCTACTTCGATAAGCCATTCTTTCATTTTCACTTCGCTATCGATACTCGCCGGCATTACTATAACAATACGGGCTTCGCCCCAATCTGGATGCGTGTTAAAAAAGAACTTCCCATAGCTACCGGCCCCATCAGTCTCAATCTCCAGTTTATTGCATAATGCCGGGAAATGTTGTATCGGGAGCGTAATTTTCTCAGTACTGTAGTAGACTCTTCGGAACTCACCATTAACACTGCCGATCATGGCGCCTGAAGTTTCTCCAGTTATAGCTGTATGTCCTACCTTACGCTCAATCCCCCACACTCCGTCCCGGCACATGATCCGGTCCCGGTAATCTCCGATCCCGTGTAATGGCTCTGTCAGGGTGATGGTGGCGGCGTGTATAATGTCGCTATACTGTTCGGCATTTTCAGGTGTGATGTCTTCCGGAGCGGGAACCCATGGAGTAGCTAATTCTCCTTTTTCGAGTTTTATCCATTCAATCGTTGACACCGAATCAACGGAGTTAGGAACTGCATATACATCGAGGCTGATATTTTTCGCCGTGTTCCCATTGTTTTTGATTTTCCATACAAACGTTTTTGTATATATGCCGCTTTCGTCTCTGTCGTTAGGGGAAAAACTCATTTCCCATACGTCTCCACCACTATTGAATATTCCTAATCCTGTTTTACCTGTACCTAACTTCCCTTTTACTTGAATGGTATACGTTTCACCATCTACCGGTTTTATGTCGCCGAAAAAATAACTTTTCATAAAATAGGAATTCGTTGTAATCGGAATACCGCTTTTTTTTAGCAAGTTTCTATTACCCACTGCGCTATAGATATTTAACGTCTGCGGATACTCCGCCGACGGGCTCGGCTTGCCTCCGGTGTACGGCTCCCATGGTAAGGCTATGTCGCCTGTGTTGAGCATGGGTTTAAGTGCGGAAACCTCGGACGGTGTCACAGTTCCTTCTGCCCCTGCTTTTGCTACAAATCTAAATCTGGCATATGCGATACCCTCTGTAACGGTAAATTTTCCGTTAGTTGCCTTAATTGTGGAATTACCTTGTATTACTTTTTCTTTATCAAAAAATATAACATAATTTAAGTATGGTTTTATTCCCTCACCACTTAATAAATACTCTCCAGGTTCGATTGGCGTATAATCACTGCTTACAAAACTGGAGGTAACGGAAAGTGCGCCTGTCTCAGCATTGACCATACCCTGTACAATCGTGTCAGCATTTAACAACTGCTTCCCAGTGCTCACCGTCCCCACACTGATAATGTCTTGCGGGTAGTCCGGGCTGGGAGAGGGAGCGCCGCCGGAATAGGGTTCCCAGGGGAGGGCGGTATCTCCGAAGTTAAGCATGGGATAACAAACACTATCGGCGGTTACTCCTGATAATACTTTTATTTCTGCACGCGCCCATACATCATGGTCAATTGTAACGGTCGCGCTAGTAACATGGCCTACCTTTGCCAGCTCACCAACAAATTGACCACCCTGTGCACTTATTTCAACAAGCTGAAAATACATTTTACCAACGACCAAACCGGATAATCCCGACAGTGTATACTGCCCCGCCTGAAGCAGGATTTCCGCAACCGTAAATGTAATAGCGGCTGTTGCGGTTCCCGTTATGGAAATTCCACCGTCCGTCTGTGTTTTCACAGTGATACCATTTTTAGTATCGTTGAATTGAGGCTGAGGCAACAGCTGCGCCCCCGTTGTCGTCGCCTGCTCGCTTTTACCAACCACGTCAAGCCCCAACACCGGAGCCGTCCATGCGTCCTCTACGGTTACGCCGCCCTCCCCCGTCACTGAATTGGTCAGGGCGTTGGCGTATCGGCTGTCAGACTCACGTTTTGAGTATCCCACAAAGGCCGCCTTCTGGCTCTCGACATAATCCGTGACCTCCTGTTTAGTCTGTGCGGAGGCCGTCTCCGATGTCTTAGCATTAGTCTCACTGATTTTGGCTGCCGCTGCCGCATCAACCGCCGCCTGTATGCTGTCTGCCGCATCTTCCGCACGCTGGGCCGCGTCTCTGGCCTGATCGCCCTGCTCTGTGGCATACTGGGCAGCAATGTCAGCCGTCTCTGTTGACGCCTTGACGTCCCGAAGCGCGTCCTTGAGTGCCTGATAATCGTCCGAGGAGACCATACGGTCTAAATCTGATACTGCATTCCAAACGACCAGCGGAAATGTCTGAGACCGGATATCCCCGTCCACCCCCAGGAAAAACAGTTCGCCCAACTGCGTACCGGGGACTGCCGTCATCTGTTCTGTGATCGGAGCCAGTACGGTGTGCTCGTCCTCTACGGTGCACGTAGCATTGGCATAGGTTCCATCATTTTTGTGAACATTGATATGAATCTGGCACCCGAATGGGATCGTCCACGGCTCATTAAATGCTACCAGAGATATCCGTGCCTGCCGGCTGTTGGTGTCGCCTTGTTTGACCTTCAGTGGCTCTTTTTTGGTATCTGCCGCCATATCAAGCGTATAGTTTTGGATTGTACCGTCCACGTTATCCCTCCTCTGTTACTGCCCGTAAGACCTCGTATTTCTCGGCGTCGGTCAGGTTCGGATATCCTTTCAGGATCTCTTCCACGTCCTCGCCGCGATCGTGCCTGATCTTAAGTGCATAGACTATGATATTTTTCGCCGCCGTATTAAGCATGGTACGCACCTCCAATCACATCAGCCAGGATCAGGGACATATCGTCGATCATAGCGCGTAGTTCCTTGACCTCCTCGTGCAGATCGACTCCTTCGCCATCATACTGATAGACCGGCTGTGGATTGACCGGATTACTTACATCAATGCTGGTGATCGTGGCCCCGTCCGGAATTACAGCAACGAGACCGAGGACTCCGGCGGGGACTGTGTCCTGACCGTGGATCACCGACCAGATTGTGCCGGCGGCGTCATAGATGATTAATGATTTCATAATGTATTTCCTCCTTCTATTCAAGCCATACGTGATAGATGTTACCGGTAATACTGGATCCAAACCTAAAACCGATCAGCTGATCTCCCAGATTAGCCGGTAATGGAATTGTGATTGTAGTTCTTCCTGTACAGGCTGACCCTGCAAAAATATGCTGCGCAAAGCTATACCAACCGGTTCCGGACCCTCTGTAAATATCTAAATATCTTCCGCTACTTGCACCGTTACAAAACTCGCCATCTATTTTCAGGTTTGCATGACCAGTCAAATTAAACTTAATTGATGCATTGATTATTTTTGTATCTGACGTATCGCGTATCTCTATGTGATCCAGAAAAAATGTTACATAACCCGAACCGCTTGAACAACTAAAATTCGCCGGGTTATTGCCATGTAAATATAAATCATTTGCTGTTGGAAAATATCCTTCACAAGTCCCGTCCACGTAACTGCTGCCGATCCAGTAACGATACCCCTTTTTAATCACATTCGCTGGCGGAAGAGGTACGGCCGCTATTTCCACATTACCCGACAAGCGCTTCCATGCGCAATTCACTGTTTGTTTATAGGTCTGTGGTGTAATATTCACTCCTTCTATTGTCGGTATCTTTCCCTTCTTTCCTAGTAAGGTGTAAGTATCTATCATATAATCCGGGTTGAGCCCGATTGCATTAGCTATGGTAGCTTGCGATACCTTAACCTCTGGATATCCATCAGCGTTAAGACTTATATACGCCCCTCTTGGGATACGATAATATAGATCTCCGTTCCAAAGCGCTACAGAAGCCGCGGTGGTCCCATTAGGATTGTTCGGCATCTCACCGGTGTACTGGACTCCATCATCATTCGTAAATGTCTTCCCTGCCAATACATGAGCCTTCTGTGCATTTCCGGATCCCAATACAATGCGTCCGATATTTGCTGCCATCTCCTTAAATGTCGCTGTCGCCGCCGTTTTTACTCTCTTTGCAGTGATGGCTGCGGCAACAAGGGCTTTTCCATCACTCACAGATTTTTTTGTTTCCGCCACCTCCGCAGATAGGTTGTTAAGCTCCGCTGTCGTGGCATATCCCTGCCCCTCAAGTTCCTCAATCATGCCAAGGATCGTTGACCGCTGGGCCGCGAAATAATCATCAAACTCGCCCTTATACTGCGTGTTCTGATCCGATATTGCTGACCATATTGAGTTGAGGTCCAGAATCTCCCGCAGGTCCCGGAAGTCTTTGATCGCCCCCGCCTGCTTGATATACTGGCACCATGGCATCTGATATACCTTTCCGCCGTCGTCCAGATCCTCTTGCCTTACCGATGGATAACCGGCGGTACTAGTCAGGGTCTTGAATGCCCCCTGGATAAATTCTTCAGCTGTATTTTCCTTGCTTAGATCAACCTCGAAGACCACCTTGCAATACACCTGGCCGGATATCACTTCCGGTGAGGGAATCTCTTCCGTGCCAACAATCTGGACCATGCGGCCGAAAACCACGAAATATCCCTTTTGTACATACACTTTTCCGTTTGCATTACTGATTCCGCAGCCCTTTGTAACACCGTTCGCGTGGTTCAAGAACGTGTACATAAAGTGCGCGAAATTCTCGCTGGTAATCAGCTGTTCTGAAAATGTAATTCCGTTTACCAACTCATCACCCCTTTCTTAATTTATCTATCAATGTCACCTTAAGGCTGCCAAACGTCAGTGCAACCATGCCGGATGTACTTTTGATCTCGGATTTTGTTATCATGGATGTTCGTATTCCGGTTTTTGTCCTGATCGTACATTCCCGCCCGACATAGAACCGATTGGCCGGATACAGCTTGCTATTTCGCTTAAGGCTGAAGGAAATCTTGTGGCTGTACCGGTTGGCCGCGAACTCATTGTGAACCTGTTGTAACATTTCCTCTTCTGTTTCCGTCTCAATAGATACGCTTTTGGAGACGCCGGCCGCCCGCTCAGCGTTGTTGATGTCCTCTGTAATGCTCCGGTCCGCCAAAAGAAAGAAGCGCCGTTTTGTTAGCTCCCCAATGACCATATTGCCATTGCTATCCTCCTTGTCCGGAATCTTCCACGCCACCAGCAGCCGCGCCAGCACAGACACGGAATAGGTCTCTGTGTAATCTGATATGTCCGTCACCTCGATGTCTATTGGGATCACTGGATCCGCCTTCTTATAGACTTTAATAGTCAACTGGTTCCCGGAAAAATCAAAGTCTACGTGGATTCCATAATACTGCTTCGCATTCCCCAGATAGGTCTTGAGGTTATAGACTCCCTTGTCGGCCTCCACCCGCGCCGCTACCGGTGTATGTGTGGCTGCCATTGCTGTGTATGGCCGGTCCATCAATGCATCACCGCTGGCCGTATAATTATCGTAGATTGCCCGGACGATAAAATCCTCTATGCCGACGCCAGATATCAACTCTTCATGCTCCGCAAAAATTTGGCGGTCGAATAGGCACTCTTTCTGCCGGAGGCTGATTGTGTACGCCGCATTATCGCTGCTACTCTTGTAGGTGTCGCAAATCCCCGTGAAGACCACAGCATTATCGTCTTTGCAAAATACAAAATCGTCATCTGCTATGATAGGCTTACGGGCCACGGTGATGCTGCTCTTATCGTTGTAGTCAATGTCCTCGCGGAAATCGTACTCTTCAAACTCCAAAATATCCTTGATGCGCAAATTGCTATTGTCCAGAATATATGCCAGCATAATCACACCGCCCTGTAAAATCTATAGATGGTTAATACTGTCCGATTGGTGGCCCCGGTGTCTGAGGTAAACTCGATCTGGGAGTCGCCGACCGGCAACTTGAAAAAATTAGTGTTGTTAATGTCCAGCGAATCAGCAAAGTTCGTTTCGTTGCCGGCCTGATCCACCCGGAGACAATACAAATTACCGTCAACAGAACTATATAAAATCTTCTCGCCCTGCTGTAAAATCGTCGGGAAGCATACCCGGTATAACTCCTTATCGCCCTGCTCCACCAGTACTACCGGGTTCTCGCAGTAGCCGAATAACTCTAACTCAAATGTGGCCGGCACATGGCCGGTGTTACTGATCGTCACCTTGCGGCTCGAATAGTCGTTAAATCTTGCGGGCCAGGTGAAGTTCCACCGAAGTTCACCCTCAGTTCTTCCTACAACAAATCGGTCTACCTGGTTGGAATAATACAGTGTCGTACATGTAAACTGCACCGGACATTCCAGGACTCGCGCCTCGGTAATCTCGCTCTTGCCAAACTCTACAAGATCCACGTCTCGGTAATACTCGCCGGCATCGGTCTTGTAGATCAACTTGAGCTCCGAAGCTGCATTGGTAAAACCAATAAACTTATTGCAGGCCACGTAAGGCGCTGTGCTGCTAAATATGACCGTGCCGGAAACTGTTTGCTGGCTTTCCCGAAAGAAATTCCGCGTAAAGCTGTGGCCGGTGCGAACATAGGATGACTCCATGCTGTACCCCAGCCCCTCCGGCGATATCAAAAGGCCAGTGGCAGGATTGTTAAGATCCCACCGCTGGCCGTATTCGTTTTCTAAGAAAAACTGTCTTATCATAGCGCTTCTCCTAAGTGTTCATTGATTGACTCTGTAATCAATTTTCCATCAAGGAATGTCTGGTTGTAATTCCTGACGATAATTGGTCCCGGCTTCCCTCCGGCGCCTGCCACCTGCATATTAACGCTCATCTGTCCAGTCAGTTCCTTCAGCTGGTCGGTGACTCTCCACATGTTACCTCTGATTCCAGCAGCCAATCCCTTCATCATATCCGGCATCCACTCTTCGTAATAGTGCAGCGGGCCGACTTCTGGCCGGGAAAAATGCAGGAAATCAGAGACCGCTTCCGCCACATCTCCAACAACGTCCTTTACTTTTTCTATCATAGAAGCAATTCCGTCTATAAATCCCTGAATGAAATCCTTGCCCCATTCAAGCGCCTGTCCCGGAAGATCCTTGATCCAGTCAACCGCAGCTCCAATCCCGTCAATGATCGTATCTTTAATGGCTCCGACCTTTTCAAACAGGGCGTCTTTCAGGTTTGCGAAGGTTTCAACCGCTTTATCTTTCAGCTCTGTAAATTTCTCGATCGCTAATTCCTTAAGCTTCCCAACAATGTCCGTGACGGCAGTTTTTAAGTTCTCGAAAATATCTTTTACGACCTGAAGCGCAAGCTTAATCGTATTTTTTACAACCTCCATCCACGACTTCACAATCGTTTTGATATTCTCGGACAAATTGGAAATCAGGGTTTTGATTGCCTGCCAGGCTCCGGACCAATCTCCATTGATAACCGCCATGACTACTTTGATTAAGTCACTAATAAAGGTAAGGGCCGTGCTGATTACGTTCTTGATAAATTCAAATGCGCTGGAAATGATCTCCTTAATTCCGGTTCCGTAGCTTTCCCATAGTTTCTTTCCCGTCTCCACAAAAGCTGTAATAAGCTGCTGTATCAACTCTACGGCTACAGCAATCAGTTCCTGAATCTGACTCCACACTTCTTGTACTTGTGCTCTGAATTCATTATTTGTCTGATAGAGATGCGCAAAGATTGCAATTAATCCTGCAATGGCAGCAATTACCGCTAATACAGGCACCGATACGCCGCCTATGGCTACTGTTACGCCAGTTATTGCAGCTTTAATACCTGACAGCGCCGGGCCTATTACTGATATCGCTTTCATGACTCCACCGATCCCCGTAATCACATTGCCTAAAATCATTAACAGCGGCCCTATTGCCGCGACAATCAACCCCACTGTAACAATCGTCCGCTTTGTAGACTCATCAAGTCCATTAAAACGGTCCACCCAAGCCTGAATATGTGAAACGATTTCGCGTATAGTCGGCATTAATATATCGCCTATACTAATTGCAAGCTCCTGAAGCTGGCTCATTAAAATCGTGAACTGACCACTCAAGTTATCCTGCATGGTCTCGGCCATCTTTTTACTCGTGCCGTCGCAGGTCTCTACTGACTCAGTTAATTTATCAAAATCTTTCTCGCTGGCATTTACGATAGCCAGCAGGCCGGACATGCCGACTTTCCCCGCTATGCTTTCCGCGTTGGCTGCCTTTTCGGCGTCTGTCAATCCGCTGAATCCTTCGCGCAGATCCACGATGATATCGTTTAGACTACGCATAGTACCGTCCGAATTGACGGTTTCGACATGGAATTTCCCGGTTTCTTCTCCCGCCTCAGCGAATGCGCTTCCCACCAGCTCCACGCCACTGCCGAGATTGGTAAGGATCTGTCTTAGAGATGTACCGGCTTGAGATGCTTTAATACCACTGTTTGCCATTAATCCGATGGCAACGGACGTATCTTCCGCCGAAAATCCCAGCGCTCCGGCAACAGGAGCGACATACTTAAACGTCTCACCCATCATAGAGACATTGGTATTTGCATTGCTTGAAGCAGAAGCCAAGATATCCGCAAAATGTCCGGAATCATCTGCCGAAAGTCCAAAGGCTGTCAGTGCATCGGTAACAATGTCCGATGTTAGCGCCAGATCCTCACCGCTCGCTGCAGCTAGGTTCATAATTCCTTCAATACCGGAAAGCATGTCCTCCGTCTTCCAGCCTGCCATAGCCATGTACTGAAATGCATCGGCCGCCTCGGAAGCACTGAATTTTGTTTCCGCGCCCATCTCACGCGCCTTTTCCCGTAACCGGGCAAAATCGTCACCTGTGGCTCCACTTATCGCAGCCACTTTGGACATAGAGGCGTCAAAATCTGCCGTCGTTTTTACAGCTGCTGTACCGACTCCGGCAACGGCCGCGGTGACCGGAAGCAACTTTTTTCCGGCGCCTTCAACTTTCCCTCCAAACTCCTGAAATTTGTCTCCTGCAAGTCCGATCTGTTCCAATACTACGCCGGATTGCCTCGCCTGGTTTTCCAGCGATTCAAGTTTCTCCTCTGTCTCTATAATTTCTCTTTGCAGAGCGTCGTACTGCTCCGGAGATATCGGATTCCCGAATTCATCAGATACCTCTTTCGCTGACTTCTGTAATGCTCTCAGTTCTCCGGAGGTTTCTTTAATCTCTGCCTGAAGTGCATCGTACTTTTCCTGACTGATCTCCCCTCTGGCAAGCTGGTCGTCTGCTTCCTTCGATTGATTTTTTAAGTCTGTCAGCTTCTTTTTTGTATCATCAATCTGGGATTTGATCGGGTCGTACTTTGCTTTCCAGGCGTCGTACTGAGAGGCAGATTCCGCAGCCTGCTTATTTGCTTCCTTGAGCGTGTCTAGTTTCCCTTTCGTTTCCGCTACTGCATCGGCCAGAAGTTTCTGTTTCTGTTTTAACAGCTCCGTGTTGGAAGGATCTAGCTTTAGCAGCCTTTCCACGTCTTTAAGCTGACTCTGGGTGTTCCTGATTTCAGAATTAACTCCGCTCAGTGCTTTGCTTAGACCGGTAGTATCTCCGCCGATTTCCAGTGTAATTCCTTTTATTCGATCTGCCACAATACCACCTCCTAAAATCTATTAAAATCTTCCTGCGTCGCTAATTCAGGATACTTTTCTCCATCATTGCCGCTCTCGGTATACATATCCTCAATCAACCCGATTGTGAGCAGGTCCATGTCAGACACCGACACGCCAATTTGTACCGCCCGCAGCATAAAAAGAGGGGTTGTCATCTTCCGGCTTGTCGGCCTAAGTTTTTTTTTGCTTTCACGTCCGTATACATGTTCAGATTCCATAATTTCAGGATCTCCGGCAGTACGGTATAGATTGAAAACGTATTAAACTGATCCAGCCACTCCTCCGGCGTGTCCGGCTGTGAAGGATCCGCGTGCTTTGCCATAATGTAAGCGACATTTTCAAATAATTCCAGATCCTCGATCGGTATGTCGCTGGACTCCTCTTCCGCCTCCTCCGCTGCTTTCTCGCTTTCTTTTACGGACTTTTCCAGCTTCAGCAGGTCCTTAAAGATATCCCGTCCGAACTGTGCCCGGTAAAGCCGCGGAATGGTTGCAGAGGCACGAAATGCTACCCTCTGGCCGTCTATCTCGATGTCTTTCTTTATCATGCGGTGCCTCCTTCAGTCGGCATATATACGGAGTCATACCAGCTATCATATGTGACGGTATCCGTGGTATCTCCGCTCTTCGCCTTGACGTACCCATTACTGAGTGCGGTTGCTGAAATAGTAAGTTTCTCCGTTACCGGCTCTTTCGTTCCTTCGCTTGTCTTGGACTCGATGGAAGGCCGCGTTGAGGAACAGTTGTATAACACATGCCTGATCCCGTTTTGATCTCCTTCAAATTCAAACAGCAGGGCAAAGGATTTCGGCTGCACATTTATATCTTCGACCAATACCTTTTTTCCGTCCAGTCGTACCCCCAACACATCGGTATAGAAGGATTCCGGAACAAGTGCAATCTCCAACTCACCATCATATCCGTTGTTACTCACACTCTTAAAATAGACAACTCCGTCAGCATGGAACGGGGAAATCTCGCTCTGTGCATCAAGGGAGATGCTTACAGAGCCAGGGATCGGAACCGGCTTTCCGTAGGTAACCGCTCCGTTTTCTCCTTCCGTCAGCAACGCATAATGCGTATTTTTGAGATTGTATTTTACTTTGTTTTTACTCATCAATTAATACCTCCATTTCATATAAGACCTCAAACATTTCCTCGGATTCGAGGTAACCTTCTGTTTTTTCAAAAAAGAAACCATGCTCTTTCAGCACGGCTTCCAGTTTCTTTTCAGCCTCAAAATCTTTATGGTCTGTATACAATTCAATATCCAGCTTGCTAATTGTCTGGTATACAACTCCATCGGCCGCAAAATTATTAGTCCCGGGATAAAGGTATATAGCATAGGGTGTCTCCGGTTCCTCTCCCACCTCAAAATGGTGATACGTAACCGGGAATCCTGCCGATTCTATCATTTGTTTTATTTCCTGGTCTTTCATTTCGACAACTTCTCTTTCAGCCTTTTTTCGTAGTCTTTTGCAACTTTTTCTTCGACCGGCGCGATATGCACAATCGCCTTGACATCTCTCCCGCCCCCGCGCCTTGCATGGCCTTTTTCGAGCAGGTGTGCCACGCCTGGTTTCTTTGAGTTATGCACTGTAACGCCTATTTTGTATGCAGAATCTTTGTCGACAGAATACTTCCACCCATCTTTGTAATGGCCCTTCCTGCTTCCAGTTCCTGCCGGAGACTCAGATTTCAGTTCTTTTACCGCTTCTTTCGCGACTTCCTTAACAGTTGCTTTTACCTCTTCCTCACATAGTCCCTCGTATTCTTTCAAAGCCTCCATAACTTCACCCGCCAGATCACCAACTCCGATTAACCTTTTTCCTCTTGACATGTGTTCACCACCTTTTTACAGCTCCGGCTTATCTTCCTGATATTTCGTGACGATCCGTTCCAAGGAAAGATACAGACAAGCCGGTTTTGTATCTCTCTTTTCCTGAATAAGCGTAATTTTAAACTGCTCTTCCTCGATCAGTAAGATATCACTCTGTCGAATTCTTTTGTCATACGGCACGCTGATTACGCGGTCTACTTTTTCAGAGGCCACTTTCGCCTCGTAGTATCGCTGTACTCCAACGGTTCGAATTCCAAATCTCACAGAGCCTTTATCACCGGTTATTTTTCTTCCGCTTACTTTGCAGATGCAAGCCACCCCATCGTTAAAAGCCTCAAACTTATTCTTGTCCGGCATAGTCTGCAACCCCTCTTCCGATACGCAGCATGAGAAGTTCTGAACTGAAATTACGCTCAAAATCCTCAATGCAATTTGCGTTCGCATAGCGGCAGTAATCCATTAGGAGCTGCCGCTCCACGTTCTCCGTCAGGAAATCTAAGTCGGCGCCGGCTATCCCTGTGAGATAAGCGGCGCCTCTTTCCATAATTCCTGTAAGCTTTTTATCAAGTGCGTAATCCATAAATGTGATGTCAAGATAGTTTTTTATATCATTAAGCATCGCCTGCTTTTCCGAAGCATTCAATCATACCACCCCTTATGCCGTAACAGCTTTTGTATTTACGGGTTTAGCGGTTGTATTGGTAACTTCCACTTTCAAATCTGCCGCCTTTAAGCTGCGGATATCCAGATAGATAAAAGCGTTGTTATCCTTCGGTTTCCCCATGCCGTACATTTTTGTCAAGTAGACCCGATTGTCTTCCAGGAACTGATACTCATCGGAATATTCAATCCTTCCGCTCGTGCCGCCGGCTACACCCATAAAATACTTTTTTGGAAGCCCGAGGATCGCTTCTCCCTGATCCAGCACAACAGACTGCACCGCTCTGGTAGGGAACGGGAAAATATTGTTCTTATAAGTTCCATCTGCCGCCCTTACTGTACTGGCCGGCGTGACTTTGGAAATATAATCCACTGGATTTACCACAAGAATCACCTCCGGAACCGTACGGAAGCCGCCTTCCGGCTTATTTGCAAGCGGTGCAATGATTCCGCAGTATTCGGTCGGATCAAAACTCTTTAAAACCACTTTATCTTTATCTGGATACACCCCTCCGGTGACGGAACCGTTCAGATTCTTGCACATGCCGATCGGCTGCTTGTTTCCGGTGCCTTTTAAGATTCCTTTTTCCAGTCCTCCGGCCGTTGCTTCAGACAAGATAATTCTCACATAGTTATCCAGCCATGCCGGTCCTAAGTTCATCATGTCTTTTGATACCGGGATGAATGCGGAGAGTTTTGCCAGTGTCATATCCATGGTATCAATTTTTCCCGCAAGCTCTGTAGCAATTGCCGTAGTAAGCGCATCCCAGGTAGCCAGATCAATGTTATCTGCATTGACAATCATCTTTATGGCGCCCTGGCAGTTGATAAAATCAATGATAGACAGGAGCGGATGCGACTCCTTCATATCATCAATAACCGTGTCGATCAATGTCTCCGGCATTGCCTTGTTAATATCAATGAGGGCCTGCTTTGGGTTCGGGAACTTCATGGCTTCAATCCAGCCCTGATAGAACTTCGTCTCTTCGCTGGTCAGCTGCCTGATCCCTCTGGAAGCCAGGATATTTTTATCCTGATTCTGGCGCAAGTCCTCATATTCCTCAACAATCCGCTGCTGGACTCCGTCGGCAAACTGGGTAAAGGCTGCCGCCATGGCCTCCTCATCATTATTCTTCATTGCGTCAGAAAGCGCCTGCATCAATACCACATTTTCCTGTTTCAGTAAGTCTTTGTTTTTCATTGTTTTATTCCACCTTTCTTGAAATTGAATTTAAAAAAGCGCCCATCATTTTAAGCGCCTTCTCGTTACCATTATTTAATTTTGGCTTTGGTTCCGGATCATTCGGATGTGTCTGCATCAAAGTCATCAGCTCTTCTTTGAATGATTTTTGCCCCGCCAATTCCTGGCGCAACTGTCTGATCGTCCGCTCGACCTGGTCCAGAATCACCTTCTGATCAACTGGGTTCCCTCCAATTTCGTCACAAAATCCATATTCCAGGCACTGCTCCGGAGTCAGGAAGGTCTCCCGGTCCATCATTTCGATCAGCTGCTCTTCGGTTAAGTTCTTTGCCCGGGCCATGTAAATTTTTCTGTTTGATTCCATTAATACGTCCAGGTCATCGGCCATCTTCCGCAGCTGTGCAGCGTTCCCGCATACACAAGCCGCCATGTTATGGATCAGCATTGATGTCCCCAGCCCCATGACAATTTTATCGCAGGCCATGCAGATAACACTTGCGATGGAATAAGCAAAACCATCTACATAACAGATCTTCTGAGCATTATGCTGTTTGAGCATATTGTAGATAGCCAGTCCTTCTTTCACCTCGCCGCCATTTGAATTGATGTGTAGTTCAATGGTGTTTGTTTCCGGTATTTCTTCCAACTGCTTACGGAAATAATTCGCACTGGTTTCTGATTCATCATACTCCCATGTTTCCCAGTTGAACTGCCCGTAAGCGGTCACATCGTCATACACATACAGTTTATGTACCGTCCCCATCTGCTCAAACCGGTATTTCGTTTTTCTCTTGTCCATCTGCTTCAGCACCTCCTAACTTTTCATAATTTTTTGTAATATAATGCGTTTTTGCCGCTTCTGTCCCAAGCTCCGCGTCTCCAATTTTTCTTCGCAGTTCATCAATGCAATACATGCCGCTAGCAACCAGTTTGTCAATCTTTTCTGCGATTTCAAATATATCTACATGCATAGCGCAAGAAGTATCCACTTTCACATAATTTTTCTTCAAAACCTCAATCTTACCGTAACGTTTCCGGTTAATTTCTCCGGACATCATATTACAGATCGGATCAATACAGAATGTGAGGAAGTTTTTGGTTATCTCCTTTACGTCCGACACGTCGCCTTTTAGCAGCGAAACCGGAATGTTAAACGCCTGCGACACTTTCATGAGTACTTCATCGGTTAAATCCGTGATGTCTTTCACTTCACTTGTCGACTTTTTGCTCTGTTCAGCGCCGGTACGAGGGACATAACCAAAGCCGCTAAACAGCGGTAAAACTGCATTACGGCTTTTAAAAAATTTCTCAAACCGCTTATTCATCAAATCTTCAAATATTTCTTCGAAGGTCTTTTCCCCATATTTGCGTCCCGACGCCTGGGCGTCAATTGTAAGAATTCCTTTTTCGCCTCCGGCCTTCTCGTACTTGTCCACCGCGTCCTGGAGCAGCTTGTTATATCCATTGCAAAGATTGGTCAGCAGGCAGCGAATGTTTTTGTTGTTCAGCCTGAAGTAAAGTACCTGGGACATTCGGAACGCCCGGTTGAACGTAAATCCGTTTCGCGTAACGCCTGTGAATACCGTTTCATTTAAGGCATATTCCTCTTTGGCGAAGGATTCTGCAATAAGCATCTGGCCCCTTACCTCCACCACCAGGCATTCGTTATTGTATAATAAGCGCGTAACCATCTCCTGGATAAACTGGCTTGAATTCTGGTTGGAATTCGGCTCGTAATTCCACATGTAATACTCATCTCCGAGAAATTCATTCCCGGCCATGAATGTCTTGAATTCACACTTCGAAATGCAATTCGCAATCAGATTAATCGCTGCATGGATTAAGAATTCTTCTGTTACCAAATGAGAGAATTCTTCCTGGTTTAAATACTCTTCCACTGTCTTTGCATCAATTTCTACTGTTTTCCCTCCCAACATCCGCCCGGCTAACCAATGTATCAGTCCCACTCTTATCACCTCCTGTCTAATAGACGTACACACCTAAATCCATAGGCAAGTCAATATCTTCCGGTATCTCATCTACTATGGTCATGCCCGCAGCCAGTCCCATAAAACCATCTGTTTTTCGGTAATTCGCTTCGATTTTTCCATAGGTCGTATTTCCGTCCTTCTCTATTTTCTTTGTGTTGTTTGTGTACCACCGCATAATCGGAACGTCACCCCATATCCAGCCATGGCGGACAAATATGGAATTGATAACCGGGGCCACCCGAATGATATCACTGGGTCTTACAAGGCGTATATTTTTTTGCTCGAAAGCATCGAAGCCAATTGCTTTAAACGCTTTATTAAGCAATGAATACCGGAAGTTGTCAATCGCAATCTTTACGATATTGTAGGACATACCCATCTTTTCAAACCAGCCGGCCACCAGTTCCGGCGGGATCTCTACGTCATCAACAAACTCCAAGTCACCGCGTGCGGCCCATTCCTGCAATGGTGCCTTAATTCCCGGAAGATCGCGGGATCTTGAGCATACGAATGTGTGATGCAGCACATAGTATTTCTCTCCTTTCCTGAAAATTAGCACACAGGCTACGAAATCATTCGTCTTTGCGTAATCGACGCCGCCCACGCAGTTCCAGCCAGTCGTATCCGGAAGCGGCTGGTTCGTTGCCAGGATGTCTTCCCACGTCGCCACTTCTAATTCTTTATTCCCGACTGGGAAATTACATCTCTTCGCCATGAACTCCGGATAATATGTCATCTTGAATGGCATATCGATGATCTCTTTCTCGATGGTACTTCGCAGGCTCGGAAAATCGTTGAGGCTCGGAATCGCCTTCACTAATTTATCAATCTGATCCCACTCTTCTTCCTTCTCAATTCGGCACCAGAAAACCAAAGTACGATTAAGCGGATTGTACGATTTTAAAATTTCCCGATTCTGCTCTTTCTCCTGATCCAGTACAGCCCCTCTGATATGTCCGTCCGTGGTAATTGTAATTGTCCTGCCGTGCCAGACCTTTCCGAGTCCGGATGTCAGGGTATTGATATTGGCAGGATCAAGATACTCGTGCTTCTCATCAAAAATCACGCACCCGGTTCGCTTGCTGTCTTTACCGTGTTTACTGGAAGTATTAAACCGCAGTTCCGATCTTGTCCGCTTTCCGGTAATTAATTCCTTCGTAGCATGGTAATTCGCCTTCAACGCCTTTGCATACTCCGGCTTCTCTGGCTCTGTAATAATGTTATAGACATCAGTAAAAGAGGTCTTTGCCTGGAGCTCGGAGTTAGCCAACAGATCAATATTGTACCCACGGATACCATGATAAGGGGAAAGAAAATAAAAACACAGGAATGAGATAAAACCATTCTTCCCGCTTCCTCTCCCTACCATGATCCGGATATCATTAAAGACGATGTCCCCGCTCTTAAAGAATACGCCGGCAATTAGCGCAAAAAGAAATACCTCCCAGTCGATTAAACGATATGGGAAGTATTTCTGTAGTGACAGGCCCTTTTCTATTTTTGCATCGTCGATATAAACATCATCTCTTTCTAACATCGGAATTACGATGTTATCAATCATCTGCTCCTGTTCGATGCAATGCTCTATTTCATTATTTTTGATCTTGCGAATATAGGGATCGATATACCGGCTATAATTCTTCATACCTTCCACCGCCTCCGGCGCCTGCCGGTGTCACAGGTTTTAGGCCAAGATATGAGAGCAGGCTTCTCATTTCCGACGAAATCCGCCTCTTTTCTGCGGTCGCCTCGGTATATGCTTTAAGGCTGAAGTTTTTATCTGATTTCATCATAGTAAGCTGCTCATTTATCGTGCATAAATCATCGTAAAAGGACATATACTCATCGATCTTATCCAAATAAAATTTCTCGTCGAGTCCAGAAGCTTTTATTGAATTTAACAGGCTTTCCATGGTTTTCTGTCTTTTGGTTTCGCCGCTCAAAGGTCGCGCCATTTCATCTCACCGCCTAACTTTTTCATATTTTGCAGATTTTCTCCGGATGCAAGCCTCTCACCGGTATCCAGGAATCAAAGAGTTTTTCATTTTTTTTCACCCGGGGGCGCTGCCAGAACCATTACCACCGTTCCTCGTTAACGAATCCCGGCTTCCGTCTGTGGTGCTCATCATAATGACATTCATCACAGATTGCTTCCAGGTTCTCATCGTTAAGCGCAAGATCCGGCCGTGTCCTCAGATATTTTTTATGGTGCACTGTCCTGGCCCTCATGTACTTGCCTCTGGCCTTACATCGCTGGCATTCATAGTGCTGGTCCTTTAGTATTTGTTTCTTCTTTCGCTTCCACGCTGGCGAATTGTAGAACTCATGAATCCGGTTATTCTCTATGAGCTGCCTGATCCATTCTTCCTGATCCATAGTTTGTCACACTCCTTCGAGGATCCGATTCAGTTGTGTACGATAGAAAAGGCTCCCGTCTCCGGAAGCCCTAATTTCATGCTATTATTATAGCACCCCTATTTCAAAATGTCCTCACTTTTTATAACATCTTTCTCAAGAATCTCAGGAAACCTTTTTTCGAACTTCTTCAGTGCATCACCATGCTTATTGATTATGTACTGATATGCATATCCCATCTCAAGCGAAATCTTTTCGAAGTGGCGTTCCTCCTGTACATATCGCCTGTAGAGAATATCGATATCGAGGCTATCGTCTAACGAATGAATCTGATCTATGATAAGGCTCTTCTGCTCCAGGTATTCAACGATTCCATTACTGATCTCTTCCCGCAGTGCTGCGATTCTTATCGCCTGGCTTTCGGTCTGGCTCCCTGTCGGACCCGTAAAAGATGTCTGAACCTTTCCGCTCTCATCACCGCCATTTCGGTTTATTCCCGTTTCCCTTCTGACTTCCTCAAGTTCCCGCTTCTTATGCAAAATTTTCCTGTTTAATACTCCAAGTTGACTTAAATACTCCTTCGCTGTCATTCATAGTCCTTCCCTTCTGTCTATTAAAAGTTTCGACTGTCGAAACACTTGTGATGTCACAACTTTTTCCGCTCCTCTTCCTCATACCTCTCCTTCAAAATCTGGATCATATCACTCACCATATGATTACACAAATCACAGTGATACTTCCCGATCAGCTCCGCGCCTTCTGCCACAATCTCATCCCATTCCGGCGAGTGTCTGGTAAGAGGCACATTCTTCCACTTATTCCAGTAAACGTTATACACCTGCCAGAAGATTTCCTTCACCTGACCATTATCCATCTGCATCACCTCAATCAAACGGCAGCTGCTCATCAAGCGGCACGCTCTCAAAATCATTTCTTACATATTCCCCAATCTTCTCCGCCCAAGCATACGTTTTAGTCTCTCCCGGGCCGTTTCTCAATCGCTTCGTACTCTGTTCAAAATACAGCGGGACAAATTCGTCCTGGACGCCGCCGTCGCGGTCCTTGCAGATTTCAATCACATTACTGCATAGATACAGGGGATTTTCTGCTTTCCACTTAAACATTTCTTTCGACAGCCTTTTAAAGTCCTCGTTCACCCGGTGGAGAATAAACGCATTGTCAACACGGTTCACGATGTCGTTGCTTCCCGACACATCGTCCAACCGCAGGAATCCGGTTGATTTTCTCGGATGGGCTACAAAGAGGATATGTATATTCGCCTGTTTTGCATAGTCCTCCAGACACTCCACAAAATGGCTCTGCTGCTGGTACTTGTCCGATCCCATCTCCATAAGATTCAGCGCCATCATGTTATCCAGTATTACCAGATCAACCTTATGCTCCGTGACGCATTTCTTTATCTGGCCCATGATTGAACCGAAGTTGTTCCCGTAGTAGTTGTTATAGATCCAGACCTTTTCATCAAGCCATTTGGATATGATCTCATCGTAAGGGCTTCGGACAACGTAATAGTAGTCATACTGCGTCTGGCTCACATACTGCTTTCCGGCCGCCTGCAGGAGAAGCCACTTTAAAAGGTTCTTTGGTTTCAGCTCTCCGCTGAATAACGCGGTCCGGTATCCCTGCTCTGCTGCCTCAACTGTGAGCTGGGAGATAATGCTGCTTTTACCGGAAGCCCGCAGGCCACTTAAACAGCTCACGAATCCTTTTTTTAGCCCGCGCATTTTTTCATCTATCGTGTCGATTCCGGTTTTGATGAATTCTTCTGGTGGTTCCTCAAGAAGCCTGATCTGTTCAGTCGTGAAGAATACCGGCTGCCCATCTACAATCTTTACTTCTTCTTTTTTCTCAACAACATAATTCGGATTTCGATAATTGGGATGGCGCTGATCCGGAACGTACTGCCGGTCATAGGCATCTGGTTCATACAGCCGCCTGACGTCCTGCCACGTCTTATCAGAACAGGAATTATGAAAGCAGTGAAATCCTATGGCTCCGTTGGCCGATTTAAAAATACAGGCGTCTTTTCCGGTATGGCTATCATCAAATGGACATTTTTCCAGTACATACTTCGTCCCACTGCCGTAGCTGGTCTTCGTATATCTCAATCCGTAATTGTTAAGCCAATCATCAAGATCAAACTGACGCGGGTTATAGTTGTTGTACCGCTGCGGCCTCTCTGGCTCCGGCAGATATCCGGCCAACTTTACCAAAAGCGCTTTTTTATTCTGGACCGGCTTCTCTGGAGACCGGATGATATAACTGGGCCGGTGCGGCCGCTCCGGAGTGTTTGCTCCCTTCTGGGCTACTGTCCCGTACAGCTTGCATACCCTGGCCGGATTAAAATTCGCCGTATCAATCTTTACGGCATCATCAGAGAAGAACATGTCGAGTACCGTCAGACAGTTTTTCATCAGTGCTTTATTTTCATCATTTGTTGACAGAGCCACACTGTATAAAAGATGTACGCCGTTTCCGCTGAATCCCACAAGTGGCTCTTCGAACCCTGTCTTTTTCATATAGGCATAGACTTCATTTGCCTTCAGCTTCGCCTTTTCAATCTGCTCATTGCTTGCCGATGTTCCCGCAGCTCTCACCGGATCGATGTCAACCATTAACCAGTCATATAAAGTAATATCGGTATCTGAGGTAGTCGGCTTCCCATTCCGGATAAACTGATCTCTCTGCTGTCTGGAATAACATTCGTCTTTTATGCTGTTTAATGTGATGTACACATTACAGGTAGCGGATAGGTCTAGCCGCCCCAATGCATGTACGAGGACATCGGCAGTTGTGAAGTATCCGGTTGCAGTGACTCCGCCGGATATCACCCTGATTTCAAAAAGCGCGTTCTGAGGCTTCATGATTGCTATAGCCCTTCTTACTTCCGTCTCGTTAAAGTTCATTCAAGCTCCCTTCCGTCTGCTGTTATTAAGAGTTTCGGCTGCATCTGTATCAAACCAATACCGTTACTCCAGACGCCCAGTTCCTTTAAGACTTCTTCATCCTGTCTGCTCAGCCGGAAGAAATTGTTGTAAAGCCGCTCAAACTCCTTCATGCACAAAACCACTCTCTCACTGCTGTCAAGCATTTCGCGTACATACTCTTCTGTGAGCGTCTGAACAGCATATTGCGCTGGCGCATTTAATTCGTCAAACGATGCTTTTTTTAACAGTTTCTGCCATTCAACGGACCAGTCCGGTACAACAATCTTTCGGCTGATATTCCGAATGTCTGCAATCACAGGCGGATACGGACTTTCCCGTATGTATGCTGAAACCGCTGATGATGCCACTGAATAGTCCAGGTCCTTCAGCATCTCATACCATGTTCTGACACCCTCATCTGTTTCAAATGCTTTTAATGACGGGAATGCCGCTTTCAGCGTAAGTGCTATTGTTTTAAACTCCTCATACTTCATTCTTATTAACCTCCGATTTCTCCCCCTAATTTATTCAGCCTGTCAGCAGTATCGTATAAAGCATTACTGGACTTTCCCCGGGTTGTCTGGCTCTGCGTATAAAGCGTCTCGAACTTTTCCCGGAATTTTTTCGTACTGCGGATATTCGTCTTCCAAAAGCTGTCACTGGTAGCGAATATTAGAGCCTGTTTTATTTCAGCTTCGCTTAAATGATCCAATCGCTTCATCTTCTCGATCTCTAAAGCCCATTTATTCTTCTTTGCAAGCGTATCGGGGACCTTTGCTTTTGGAAAACTTTCCAGACACGACGCAATCAAATGTTCTACGCACTGCATTTCAAAACTGCCAGAACCATAATCAGCCTGGTGAGTAGGAGTTGACCCGCCAGGGGCAACGATATCTCTTTCTTCTTTATCATTCTTATCATTCTTTTCATTCTTATCATTCTTGTATATGTTCCTGACTGGCTCTCGACTGGCTCTCGACTGGCTCTCGACTGGCTCTCGACTGGCTCCCCATATCTGGATTTCCCTGTATTCATCAGGTCTGGCGGTGGCTCCTTCACTGGCTCCATTTTGTTCCCTGTTTCTTCCCTCCATGAATCCTAACTGATTCCCTATGAATTCCCTGTCATTTGTGCCGGCACTCTGAAAATTGTCATAATTCACTATGAAAATCATAGTTTCTGCTTTGGCGTTTTCCTTGTACATTTCGATCATATTATCCTGCACCAACCGGGAAAGGAAGTTTGATGTTTTCTTCCGGCTCCATTCCCAGCGCTCTGCCAGGGACCTCTCGCTTCGGTATACCCCTCCGCGTTTTCCTTCAATCAGATTACCGCGCCTGTCCATAAAAGTCCCGTCGCTGTGCCTTGCTAAGAGTATCAGGTCAATCCATGCCTGGCCCTTTGAAAATGGCTTTTCGTCCCACACCCAATGGTCCTGCACGCCCCTGTTAATCTTTACCCAGCCACTCCTCTTCTTTTCACCCGCCATCTTCTTCACCTTCTCCAAGTCTACGCAAATAAGTATCATAACCACTGTTCCAGGCAGCTTCCAGAAGCCATTTTATATGATCAAAATCTCTAAAATCAAAGGTCAGGATAACGCAGCTTTCCTTATTTTCGATTTTTACCTGTATCTCCATGCTTCTTCCCCTCCCTCCGTTCTGGCCCCTTACGGAACACAATCGGCAGCCAGTGATCCGTTTTATAATTTATCGACCTTTTTACGATCGGCAGGCTGAGGGCGCCGCCATCAATTAAGTATGTTAAAAATATTGTCGGCTCCCTGTGGATCTTCCCCTCGTGCATTAATTCCGTCAACATATCATAGGCATCGCCATTCCAGCCCGACCAGAAAACAACGTGCTCACACTGATCGGAACAGGACATTAAATCCCCCTCGTAGTCATATCCATTCTCTTCAAACAAATGGGTCAGTTCTGCATAGCTCACAGAATCATTTTTGTTTATATAGTCAAGAACAGTTTTCTTCATCTCTTCTCTGTTCATATTATCTCCTTTCCGGAGGCGGCTCATCACCGCCCCCTTGAAACATACCAATGGCATATAACGTCGTGATACATTAGTCCTTTGGCATAAACATGAATGAGTAACTATGTAAAAGGGCTTTGCCTGTTACATCATGATTAATGGTTGTAAATGTAAACCATTGAATAAGCTTCCAAAAAGCCGTTACAGCGCCTGTATTCCATGATCCTATGCGTTTTATACGCCTTATGCATGGATTGTTCCGTACGGTACATTAAAAGGGCATAGCGGCCTCTGTAGCGGTTTCTGGCAATTGCAACATGCCAGTATCGTCTTTCCCAGCGGTATCGGTTAGGGTGGAGCATTTTTCTTCCTCCTCCATATATTAATTCTCTTTATGAAATTCTTTGATAGTGTCCAATGGAATATAATGCGTACCAGCACTGACTCCTGTCCTGATATAATATTTCAGGCACCCATCTTTAACGGAGCAATCATCCACACTTTTCTGTTCTTTCTTTCCGTCTCTGTATTCGATATTTAAATACATTTTAGTCCTCCCTCAAATCTTAAATTACTCGTCTTTTGGTTTCTTTACCTTCCCGCACACTTCGCAGATATAGCCGTAACCTTCTTTTAGTGACATTTTCTTACCGCAACAAGTATAATGTGGTTTCATTTGCCTTTTCATGTTTCTTAAAATATTTCCCATTTTTCTCCTAATTGTTAAAACTCCCAATATCAGTTTACCAAATTAATGCCTGTCCACAATTACAGCAAAAACGCTGTGATCCCGTTACTGGTCTTCCACATTCAGGACAATAATGTACCTTTGTTCCCGCCTTGAATACAACACGCCCAATCCCAATATCTTCATCAGTAGTCCTCTCTGCTGTTTTCTTTGGAATCTGTTTTTCAAGCGCCTTTTTCACTCTGCCAAAGTCAAAATTTATCTCCAGGACATCTTCTTCACCTTTTTCATCCAGATTCACTTGCCGCACTTTCTTAATCATCATGCTTCTTATGCGGTCCATATTCTCTACCGTGTCCTCCATGCTCCACGGCATTTTTAAGTTTCTCTCCATGCTACTCCTTTTCTGGTCGAACCGAAAATATTAATTTTGTTTCCCAGGCATATATTTGAGCAAATCCGGCGGTATCTGAATTACTGTCACCAGAGTACTGCCTGCAAATATGTAAGCCTTGTCTCCATAGAGACGGATATTATTGGCTGTCTGATTATAAAAATACATACCTGTTACCCATTTATTAAGCCGCCTCTGGTATCCGAATGCCTTATACCATCTGTAGACGCTTTATCCGCCATGCGTTTAACAGACTGCTTATTTAATCCACAGCGCTCCTTTAAACGCTTTTTCGCGTGTTTCGATACAGTTACCATTCAACCTTACCGCCTCCCATCTGCTTCCTTAAGGATTTCTTTCAGATCGCTTATACACATCCGGATCTCCCGTGTTACATCAACTCCCAATTCTACGTAGTTGTCGTTCAGTGCGCTCTCCAGATTCTTTACGATATCCATAAGAGTAATCCCCGGATCGTATTTCTTAAAAAGGATCCCTTCCTCAGTGGCACATACTTCCAGCGGAGTACCTTCTTGTAACCCCAAACACTTTCTCATGTCACGCGGTACTACTACGCGCCCCAGATCGTCAATTCTTCTTATAACTCCAGCAGCTTTCATGCTTCGGCCTCCTCCTTAATCTTTCCCGATCCCATCAGATACCCGAGATAGAACACGTACTTCATGCCAGTGTTCACCAGGCATTCATGCATATCGCGGTCCCTGTCAGCCTCCGGCCAGCATCGTTTATACAGGATACAAGGTAATCGTCCATCGGATCCGGTATTTCGTCGTCTACGATTGCATTCATTTCCGCTTTAATTACTGGAAGAATTTTCTTTGCCTTCTCCTGCGCCTTCTCTGCCTCTCTCTTTTTCATGCGGTCTTTATGAGCCTCTGTCAGTATGTGCCATACGTTCCAGCCATACGCTTCATAGACATATTCCACATCATCAGCTATTGGACAATCCATATCGCCGATATACCATGTTTGCCAGGAAGCAATATCTACAAACTTTTTTACATCGTTTTCCGGTACCGTTCTATTCACATACAAAATCTGCCATTTTGCATCGAACATCACAACAAAAATCCCACTGCTCTGTATGATATTTGTGGTTAAGCAGCCAATACAGGACCGGAGGCAGTTGCGCCGGCGCAATTATTTTAACTTCGATATCTTTCAACATAGCACTTCTCCTATTCTCTGATCGTCTCGTAACAGTTCTTCCGGCCGTTGTATTTCACGGCAACCGGTGAACCGCAGTTAATGCAGTTTACGTCAAATACCTCCTCTTTGAGGTTCGTCATGTAGCGCGTATAAAGCCCGCATTCGCAGTATATACGCATTACCTTAAGTGGCTCCGTAAAGAAGGTTCGCGTCCCACAGCGGGGACATATGGAGCCGTTAATCCTATCTCTGGTGCAGAAAGCATGGACCTCTCCACACTTCCTGCACTTTATGTATAAGAATCCTTTATAGCCCCTGGGTTCTGCTGCCGCCGGCTTCAAAATCTTACTTTCCATCGGTGCCACCCTCCTCGCTCTGTTGCGATCTCGCAATGGCCTCTTCTTCGTCCTGAAGGAGCAACTCCGCCGTGCCCCGATCACAACCCAGATCGTCCATCAGGTCATATAATTTAAGTTCGCGGGCCACATCGTCGCAGGATACTTCTGCCTCTGCCAGCTGCTTCCGAAGCTCCCGTAACTCCTCCTGAGCTCTGTCATAGCTTTCTACCATGCGGTTATATCTCTCTTCCGGAATCATAATCATCTGCATACTTCTGCCTCCTTTTCAAATCTTCTATTCCACTGATCTACTGCTTTATTAATACATTCTTCCAATGTCACAAATCTGGACGGAATATTTGTAAACGCGACCGTCTTACCTTCTACAAAACAATTTGATACACAGTGGCAACTTTTACAGGTTACGCGGGCCGCCTTCATACCAAATACATTATCCTGAACCTTTAATTCCGCTTCTCCTCCGCAGAATGGGCATTCTCTTAACCCAATCATTTTCTGCATTCTGCTGCCTCCTTCTGCTCATTCAATACTTTGGTAACCCACTGCACTTCCTCTTTGTTCCACGTGCACGCCTGTTTCATAAAGTCGAGAAGATAAGGTTTTTCCCTCAACTTACGGATTATTTCCTCTCGCGCTTGGTACTCCTGGTGCTCTCTTTCTTTTCTTTTATTTTCGTCATGCCACCGCCAGTACGCCATTGGTTCATCACAAAACACCTTTAAATCATAGTTAAACAGATACTCTGCCTTAACACCAAATAATCCTGCCAATCCCAGCGCTTCTGAACATGAAATTTCACAATCACCTTTCATTTTCGCCCACACCTCCGGATCATCTTCCCTGCGGTGCTCTCCCAGCCCCATGTGCTCAGCAAGCGTGCAGATACTGTACCCGCTGTTTATGAGTTCTGCCATCAGGTTCGGATAAGGATATTCCCGAAGTTCCTCTATTGATAAGTTCTTATAAATCATATGGCCGCCCTCGCTTTCTCCTGTTTCTTCTGGATTATCAAATCAATCAGGGTGTTGATAAAAATAATTGCCAGTTTGGGACGCTTAAAAGAGGTTAAGTCTTTCATTACCTCTTCCCGATACTCCTGAATATCTTTAATACTCATCGTTCCCAGCTCATGAATCAGCTCCATGACCAGATTATCCATTTCACTGCCTATATCCATAAAATTCACCTTCCATTTCTGGCCCAGAGGTGGTATACTGCAATTGTGAGATTGCGTATGGCCTCCGGGCTGTGCTGTCCTTAGCTAATTGGCGTTAGTTAAGGACTTTTTTAATGCTCCATAGCTTCCATATTCGGTTCAAATAGATCATCTTACGATTCCTGCGCCACCCTCCGTTCGTATCTTTCAAAAAATTCGTTTCGAGGTTCTTTATCGTTGCAGTAGATATATAAATCATCAATTACGTTCTGCCACTGAAGAAGCATAAAGCTCAGATCCCAATTCTGATAATCCCATAGCAGACACGCGATATCCCGAGCGTCTCCTATAGGCTCGTCCTCCGGCCATCTCTTCAGACTTTCCACCGTATGGAAATAATCCTTTGTTCCCCATCTTTCCCCATCGTATTCTTTCGTAATTGGATACATATGCATTAACTGTTTAGGAGTTAGCCGCCCGATTGCCTCCATGGCCGTTTTGATCGTTGTATATCTTCTCTCGACTTCCAAGCACGACTTTGTTCCGCAATGATTAACCTCTGCGCTGTTTTCTTTTCCATAGGTCTTCACCGCCATATAGACATATTTAATTAGATCATCGCCGCAGAGCTTCTCTACTCCTTCATTGCCTCCATGGGCTTTTAAGAATCTTTTCAGGGCCTTCCCATAACGCCCACTGCCCTCATTATCGGCCGTATCGCCATCACCTGACCAATCTTTCCACGCTTCCTTAATAAGCGGCACCAAAAGCCTCACAGGGCCACGGAACGTCATAAGTATCTGGCTTACATATGCGATTCTTTTCATCGTTCGATACAACCGAAATGGAATCCTTCGGTATTTAAGTTCTGCTCTTAACAGAGCCCTGGCACCGTCTTCGTCTTCTGTTTTGATTTTGCACCCCAAGACGTTTAAATCTCCTGCCTTTAAATCTTTTGCGTCTGCTTTCCTCAGCAAATACAGCGTATTGTTGAGAATGGTATTCCAAGTATGACAGTTCCGCAGCGCCTCCTGCAGCGGATCTAAGTATTCCGGTTGCAGGTAAGACATTAATATCTTTTTGGCGGATTCCAAGCCGATTGCGTCCAATTGCAGATTCCATAAAGATGGATATGTATGTGAAATATGAATACCATCTATCAATCCGGCAGCTGCAATGCGATCACAGCATGGCTTTGCGTACAATTTCATTTCTGCCTTCGTTAAAAGCTTCTGAACATCAAAATATGTATCCTCCACATACCTTCCGTCCTTAATATGCTTTATTAACAAATCCTTTGTTTTCTTATCCATAATTCTGTTCCTCCTTATAATCAGCGTCGCTCTCTCCTGTCGGGTATTTCTCGATGAACCTTTCCAAATCGCTGCCTCTGATCTTCATGGCCCCCAGGCGGAGCGCCGGAAGCTGTCCCTTTCGCACAAGGTCATACACGGAATCTGTATTAACCTTCAGGACCTTAGAAGCTTCTTTTACTGTGTATAATGGCTTGTATGGTTCTACCAATGCTCGTCCCTCCAATCAATAAAACTCTGACAGATACAACGCCCCATCATTTCTCACAAAAAAGTTCCTCATTGTTCCGCCTTCGAGAGTTTCTTTGTAAATGAATACAGTTCCTTCCCCTATACCGTCGAGATTCGCTGGCGTCGTCAGATAAAGCATCATGTCTCTCAGATCCCAAAAGTCGTCTATGCTTGCCGGACTATATTTTAATGGCCGCTCTTCGTCCTCTTCCTGATCGCAATGCTGTGCATTTTCGATATATTTAGCGATTGTTCCTTCCGGAATAAATGATACTACTTCATTTACATGCAAGTCCCTACCGCCTCTTATGTCCTCGCTGAAGGCATCGTATAAAGCGCCATCGTCACTTTCAATGCTCCAACGAACACCGCCGATATCTTCGCAAAAACTTGTAACAGTTCCAACTTGCTTAAGCAGTAACCGTCTTTTTTCCGGAACGTTAAACTGCTCGTAAAATTCACGAACGAAATGCTGAACATCACGCTCGGAATACTGCGCTTTCCTCATTGCTCCAGATAATAAAGAAATAGCTTCTTCAATATCGGTTAAAGGCTCGAAGTGATCACCGTTTGAGTACATTTCCACGTTCTCTTTCTTCTCCTTGCGGCAAAGCTTCTTATATTCCTTTACAATCTCTTTAACTCCAATCTCAAATACGCTGTCCGCATATTCTTCCTCTTCATCAGCGATCCATCTGACATAATCCGCAACTGCTGCCATGTCTCTCCACTGCTCTGTTCCCATTTCCCTCAATAAATTATTCGCTAATTTCTTTGATTTCTTCATCGTCTTATTTCCTTTCAAATTTCATTATTATTAGTAGTATATTTTGCTGATTCCTATTAACCGATTTTCTTTGAGCTGTCTGCTGCCGGTTCCTCATCAGTATCTTCCTGCCGCATTTCTATTTGCCCTTCAACTTCCTTGCAACGTTTCGAAGCCTTTGCTTCAGACAGCTTCAAGCCGTTGAGTTTCTCCGAAAGCTGCCCGTCAACACTTCTTAAAGCTTTGATGTCCAGGCTCTCATCAATATTGATATATTTGGAAACGCCATCTACTTTACAGTTAAAAACTTTTCGCACGCCCTTTTCATCTCGAATATTAGTCATCATTCGGTGAGCTAATCTGCGGATATCCTGTTCTTCCAGTACACCCCTGTCGCTCGTGTAGTGCGGCCTGATCAGATCCATAACCTCTTCGGTTTCCATCTCCCCGCGCTCCATCATCGTCTGCATAACTATCTGTCTGGCCTTAGGTTCCAATTTTCGGGTTCTTGCCATGCTCTATTACTCCTTTCATAAACTTTCTTACCCTTGATAATTTGTTTATCGTATCTTCAATTTCTCGCAAATATGATTCAGCCGTCTGCGGAATGATTGCCTCACCTAGCATTTTGAATTCCTTCTCATCAGCATTGATTTCTAAAAATGCATACAGCGCTTTATGATATTTTTTAGCAATCTTCCCGCACTCGTCTATATAGGAATAGAAATCCTCTTCCTTCTGCACCTCCGGCAGCTGTGATCTCCTGCTGGCAAAGTCCAGAATCTTCTCCTGCTCTTCTGGCGGAGCCTTCCTCAGTTCTTTGGCTGTTTCGATCGCCTGATATTTTGGAAGGTTCTCAAGAGGCGGAAACTCTTCTACGGCTTTGACGTGCTGTTTGGCATCTCGAAGAGTCTCTCTGGAAATTCCTATTTCAGCAGCAACTTTTTCGAGAGAGGTAGCTTTTTGTGGTCTTCCTACTGGATTTCTGGCGGAGTCCGCCAAAAACTCTCGACCATCGGGATTGTTTAAGTGTGCGGACTCCGCACAGTTAGTCTCCTCGTTAGTTTTCACGGAGTCCGTAAAAACCCTTACCTTCTCCTTTAATTCCTGTTCTTTGATCTCGGCCAACTCCACGAGATTCTTTGACTTCTCCAACTCAGTCAAATCTTTGCGGCGAATGTTCTCCTCCAGCTCCAAAACCCGTAACTCCTTCTCAGAAATATCTTCCAGCACCTTCGCCTCGATCTCTTTCAGTCCGATCCTCTCGCAGGCCAGCAGCCGCCGACAGCCAGCGATTAAGTTGTAGTCGGAGTCAACCACAATAGGATGAAGAAGACCATGTTCCCGGATACTGTCCGCGAGGGCCTGCATATCGCCATACTCATCCCGGACACGCTGGCCGATCTTTACATCTTTAATTTTTAAAATCATTGGCATTCCCTTCCCTATATTAGCTTTAATCTCCGGCGATAATCCCCCGCTCTCCTCTGGAGAAAGATTCTTCCGTCCGAGCTGATTCTGGATAATCCATACGATAGCATCATCTCTGTCAGCGAAATCCATCTGCTCTGTCTTGAATGGAATGTTGTTCTCCTGGCAGATTTTGAAACGCTGGTGACCGTCGATAATGATTCCGTTCCAGACTTTCAGAGAATCCCGACATCCGTCGGCTTTGATATTCTCCTCCAGGTGCTTAAATTCTTCATCTGATAATGGAGGAAGCAGAGACTGGAATTCTGGGTCGATTATTAAATCGCTCATGTCTCATCCTCCCCGGACGATTTCATATAATCATCAAAGTTCATCTGCTTAAACGCTGGAACCTTTACGACATTATCCGGTAGCTGAATTCCATACTGCTCACAGATCATCCTTGATACGTCCATGGATTCATACGAGGCACTCCCCTGTTTGTCCATGCGGTTAGTCACAACCTTGATAAGGTTCGCCACTTCTCCCGGGTGCTCCGTCAGCGGAATCTGCCTGGTTTGATTCCCGATCATTTTCTTCGCTCCGTTCTCTACGCCTATGAAATAATTTCGAGCAGATTCACCCTTCTGATTCTTCTGCATCATGGAAAGCTTTTTTGCAAACCCGGCCGTAAGCTTGGCGTCCTGTGATGCTTGTCCGCCGCATTCACCATTTGTGGTGAATGGGAAATAATCCATACTTTTTTCGGCAAAACTATTTTCCATTATGTTCTTTTTAAACCATCTGGCATAATGCGCTGGATTTAATTCCAAAAACTCATATAACTTTCCAGCTGTGGTCATTCCGTTCTCGTCTACCCCCAGTGCAATTTCAATTGGGGTGAGTTTCGATGTATCTCTCATTACTTCTTTCATTGTTATCTCTCCTCCTCTTTTATTTCATTTCCTTAAAAAGCTCTTCAATAGAAATGTCAATATTTAGTATTGTCTTTATTTTTACAGCTTCCTGAAATGATAAGTCGGACTTTCCCGACAGTTTTAAAGACAACGTGCTTGGTGTAACCCCTAACTTTTCCGACAATTTCTTTTTCGTCATTCCTGCCCTGGCAAGTTCTGCCTCTAAGTTTGGATACATTACTTTTTCTCCTTTCTCGAATTTTCGTTATTACATATGGATTATATCTCGATTATTCGGGATTGTCAAATATTTTTTCCTGAATTTTCGTGATCCGAATTAAAATTAAGAAAACATAAATCCCTTTTAATAAGAAGCGATTACGATTTTTCGATACTCAGCATTGATTTTTCGAGACTAAAATGGTATAGTATAAGCAGGAGGTAAAAATCATGGGGAACATTGAACAGGAATTAAAAGACCATATAACTCAGAAATACGGATCCTTAAGCAAATTTGCCGAAAAAATAGAAATGCCCTGGACTACTTTAGATAGCGTTTTAAAAAGAGGTATTAAAAATTCAAATGTATCAAACATAATTAAAATATGCAAAGGCCTACAAATTAGTGCAGACGAACTAGTAAATGGAAGAATTACATTTCTTGATGATTTCAGCAGGAACTTAAACCATGATGGCTTAGATAAAGATGTAAGACGAATCCAAAGGGCAAGAAATAATATGCCACCTGAAGAATGGGATCACATAATGAAGTATTTAGAATTTTCTTATAATGCATATTTCGGAGATGATGGTTCGGATGATCCAGATTGAAAAAAAACGTAGAGATGAAATAAAAAAAGTAGTTTTGGCTGCATTAATGCACACCCCTTCTTTCTGTGAGCTACCAGTAAAAATAAAACAGATTTCCAGAAGTTTTGCTAATATCAGACTAATAACTTACAGCAAGCAGATGAATTTACTGAATATGAGTTATAATAACGTTTTGCAATATCTGCAAAGCAGCGATGCTTGTACTGATTATTACCCTGAAACAGATATGTATTATATATATTACAATAATCTTGATAAAAATATAAATACATCGTTTCGTTTTAGATGGAATATAGCTCACGAATTAGGCCATGTATTGCTAAAACATCATATAGCTTATGATAAAACGCGTATATTTAGAAGCTCGCTTTCTGACAGTGAATATGATTATTTGGAGGCTGAAGCCGATTATTTTGCTCAATTAATACTCGTCCCTCACTCTCCTTTATATGCATTTAAAATAGCTAGCCAGAATAACATTAAATATCTTTGCCATATATCCAGACCGGCGGCATACAAGCGCTTTATTGCATATCAGCAGTGGAAAAAAAATATCAATCCTGATGATTCTTACGACAGATATATTTTTTTTCTTTATTATAACTATCTTTTTAAAAAAAAATGTACTTGTTGCGGAGCTATGTTAGTTCAAGAAAAGGGGGCATACTGCCCGATCTGCGGAAATAAAACTTTACAATGGGGAGATGGAATTATGAAATATCCAAAAATCGAAGCATATGACAGTGGTAAAATCAAAAAATGTCCAGTATGCGACAATGAAGAGACAGATATAGAAGGAAATTATTGTCAAATATGTAAGACATATCTGGTAAATATGTGCACTAATGAAAAATGTAAAAATATTACACCTTTACCCACAAATGCAAGGTATTGCCCTATATGCGGAGGCCGATCTGAATTTCTAAATAGTGAAATTTTAAAGGCTTGGGATTTCCCGCTCGAAAGAGGATTTTTTAATATTCCGGATGGTGTCGAAGATGAAGGCTTGCCGTTTAATTAACAAATTTGCACTACGTATTAAGAAAGGAGGTTTCAAATGGGATTTTTAAATTTTTTCAAAAAGAAAGAGCCTCAGTCAAAGATTGCCAATAAAAAAGAACCTAGAAGCGCTCTAAAAGGGACAATGCTTTTAGACTCTATTGTTATCGACGGGGAAGATTGTGATGTCGCATACAAGTATACCGATGTTAAAATATATAAACATACTTGCGACATGTCACAAGTATCACTTTATTCACGATTGGCGTTAAAATCCGAACCTGATAACGCATATGACTCTCACGCCATAGCCTTATATGACAACAATGTTAAAATCGGGTATCTGATGAAGAATCAAATACAAAATATGGCGAACGATTGGTTAAAAAAAGAAGAACCTGTACGTGCAATGATTTCTAAAATTGATGAGAATGAGTTATATATCGACTTATACTTCTATGAAATCCCAAGCAGGCACCTTTCTACATGGAATAATAAAATTATTACTTTAGCCGGAAATAAGTCTCAAGATTTTCAGGAAAATATAAGTTTTATAGAAGAAGAGAAACAGAAGCTAGACTTAGAGTATGACTATGACAAAGAACAGTATTTAATAAGTGATGGAAGTCTTGATATAGGATACATCCCAAAAAGTTTTGAAGAAAAACCAATGGCCTGTTATTTAGAAAAAATATCAGAAAACTCTAATGGAAAATATACAGTTAAAGTTAAAGTATATTTCAAGTAAAAACCGCCCGGTGCTGGTAACACCGAACGGCTTTAAATAGATGTAACTATCAACCCAAAGGGAAGAAGGTATACACCTCACATTCACAATCAGTATACCATCTTTCCTTTATTCAGTGAACCCTAAACAGGTGTTCGAGTTGCGATATCGCAACAAAATGAGAAAGGAAGGATATTATGGCGCAAGTAACAGCACGAAAACGCGGCAAGTTCTGGTCATACGGTTTCGAAGGCGCTAAGATCGAAGGCAAGCGCACCCGCATCACTCAGGGCGGATTCCGCACAAAGGCCGATGCCATGAAAGCCGGCACCCAGGCCATGACCGAATACAACAATGCAGGCCAGCGATTCGTACCATCTGAATTAAGTTTTTCAGATTATCTTGATTACTGGTATGAGCAACACGTTATGGTAAATGGAGCTAAGAACACCAAATCCAGTTATAAAAATACAATTGAGAAGCATATAAGGCCGGCTCTGGGCAAATATCACCTCAAATCTCTGAACAGTGACATTTTACAGGATTTTATTAATAATCTGAAGAAGGCTGGCCTTTCAAAGAACACTGTGAAACAAATCAAATCCTGCACTTCCAGTGCCTTAAGCTACGCAGTATCACCATGTCGATACATAGCAGTGTCTCCCATGTTAGGAGTCCGTCTTCCAGTGTACAAAAAAGAACCTAAGAAAGAATACACTTTAACATCAGATGACTTCAAAAAAATTCTCGCTGAATTCCCTCTTGGTTCCAATTTTTACGCTCCCTTTATGATAGGCTATTACACAGGAGTCCGTTTAAACGAATGTTTTGCTTTAACTTGGCAGGATATTGATTTAAAGAATCGGACCATAACAATTCACGATCAGCTTTCTTATGAAGATAAAAAATGGGGATTCGCGCCGCTTAAAACCACGACTTCTTACCGTACTATCTCTTTTGGTGAGAAATTATACTTGGCTTTAAAACAAGAAAGAAAGCGGCAGGTAGAAAATAGATTAAAGTATGGAGAGTATTACTTTAAAAACTATATGACTGACGATGACGTTATTGTTTTTACTCAGGAGCATTTAAATTTCAAAGAATTGGATTTCGTCTGCAGACAAGAAAACGGGAAGCTCTATACATCTCAAAGCATGAAAAATGCGATTAAAAAAATCCATAATAAACTGGGTATAGAAGAATTCCATTATCATTCACTTCGTCATACTCATGCCACGATCCTGGCCTCACATGTCTCGAATCCAGCCATTGTACAAAAACGCCTGGGACATGCGGACATTGAAACTACATTGAAATACTACGTTTTTGATACAGAGGGTGGTGATAAATATGCCGTTGCCGTTTTTGAAGAATATGCGTGACTTGTCTACGTGCTTAAAAAAGCGTAGACAAATGGTAGACAAAAGGCACTGCCACAACCTCAACAGTGCCCGAATCCCTTGTAAATACGTTATCTCTTGTTCAAATACTCCATAATCCCCATTTATTTTTTGGTGGAATTTAGTTTGCATTTACTATCATATATCGACCTTGGAAAATGCCGTAAAATCAAGGATTTGTGAGAGTTTGTAACTTTTTAAGGCATAAAATTGCATGAGTAATCTTATTGCAAAATTTATTCAGCGTTGACAAATGGTAGACAAAAATATTAATTGAATCATGCGAAGCAAAAATATAATTATGAGGGAGAGAAGAAAAAAATATGAACCGAACAGACGAATTATTTTTTGAGATAATTGAAACCTACCAGCGCCATGCCCAGATAGCTGAAAACGCAAAATACCAGGAGACCCGCGAGATGGCGGAAATGATAATCGATGTGGATATTACTGCTATGTGGTTTTTGACACAGAGATCGCCAGATACCAGATGATGTAACGTAGTGAGATACACATATAAAAGTCGCCCGGGTATATGGGGAAATATACCTGGACGACCATAGAGAAGGGTTGATAAAAAAATTATATCACTATTATGATTTTTATCCTTTGTAAAATCCACCACATTAAGCCTGTTTGACGTGTATAATAGGCTGATATAGCCCCGGAGCAATCTGGGGCTATTTTATCTTATCTTTTATTCTGCCATATCATTTTAGGTGTCTCTACTACTGATCACCTATATGAATTATGCGCAAAAACCGCCCAGTGTAAGGGATGCTGGGCGGCTTTGCATGAATACTCTTACTGGACGTGCCAGAAAGATATAATATAATACGAGCAAATTTATTATATCATTTCTGTGACCTTCTGGCAAGAGGTGTGTTTAAAAAATCGACGGTCGTGAAGCACCCTTAGAAGTAAGGCGGTCCGCCTTGGGCCGCCATTTTTACTTTACCACCACCCACACAATCCCCGCACCGATCAGCACCCGCTGTCACAATGCCGTAAGATTCATATGTTCTATTATCAGTCAATTCTCGAATGTACGTTCGTTTAATTATCTAATAATATTAGATTTTCCGTATTTTGCTATAAAGTCAATAAAAATTAATAAAAATTTCTCATTTTGTCAATATTTAACCGTTGACTTCTCTCTAAAACGCGTTATAATAAAATTACATAAGGTTTCTTATAGTTAGTTGTGTATTGTATCAATAATGCAATTACACACGGTTTTGTGTTGTCTAACATAAAATAATAGCAACAGTGCCAACAATTATTCGGGAGGTGATACGTATGGCAACGAAAAGCATTCTTAAAGATGTCTCTATTAAAGAACAGCGTCTTGCTCATACATTTTTGGAGGCAATGGATAATGCTAAAAACATGAGGTTTGAGCAGGCGCAGATCAGCAG